TAGACTCACAGCAGAAGGCGAGTATAAAAAAGCCAAACTTGAAGCAGACTATCAATTACATATTAAGAATCTTGAAAATATTGATAACGCTGAAGAACGTAAAAGCAAACTCGATGTTATTAATACAGAAAAACAAAAAGAACTTGCAACTATTAACGCACAAACTAATGCTAGAATTTCAGAACTATCAGCAGAAACGGATGCTAAACGTGCAGAGTCTGATATAAGAATTCACGAAGAATTCATGATGGGGTTCAAAGGTATATGGGATACTATGCTTGCTAAAGCCAGTGAGACAGGTAAAACATTAAGTCAAAATATCAGTGCTGTTATGGGTGCATTAGGAAGATTGAGTAAACCTGTAATGCCAAAATCACAACAACCCGTAGAGTCTATTGCTTATTTTAGAAATTTGATTGCTGAAATGGATGCCCCAGCAGATACGCCTGCGCCGTCTGATACAGAGATGAGTAAAGAAGAATGGGACTCTAAATTTAAAAACAATCCAGAAGTAAAAATTGTTAACCCATTACGCATGATGCCAAAAGATGGTTCTTATTTTAATCTTGCTATGCGAGATGGACAAGCAGTTGGAGTATCTAAAGGATCGATGCTGGTTAAAAATGGCGCCTTAGGTCCTGCAACTAATGTAGAATTTGCCGCACCTAAGGCAGTCGAGCAAGTGTTAAAAGACCTTGGTCTTGAAAAGTTTGGTGGTGCTAGTACAGCATCGATTCCATCTGCACCTACAAGAACTCCAAGACCACAACAACCTGCACAGCCTCCAAGTGCTGGCAGAGTTCTTAGACAACCAATGGCATTGAGAAAATGAAAAAACTAGTCGCACTTTCCTTAGTATTTTTACTTTCAGGTTGTGCGGCAGTTGGCTCAATCTCAAGTTTCTTTCCTAGCAAATGGGATCCTAACGAAGCAGCCGCAGTAACTGATATACGCCAGCAGGCTAGACAACTGGATTGTTCTGATCCAGTTAAATTAAAACAACAATTAACTACATTACAATCAAGAGTACAATGGCTTGAGTTATACTCTGACAGCCGTAAAAACGAAGACATGACTAAGATTACTAAGGTCTTTGATATTACTCTTAAGGGTCTTGCTGACCGTGAAGGTTCAAGTAAGTTCTTCTGCGACAGTAAAGTTAAAATCATGATTAAAGAAAGTGATGCCATTGCAACAGCGGCGCAAGGGAGAAATAAATAATGTTAGAAGATTTACACAATAGCGGCAAACCTTGGGCAATCGAACGTGCTCAGATGTTAGAAAGTTATGTTAACGCATTTCAGACAGGACAAATTAGTCGTGAAGAATATGCAGAATTATTAACAGATTTAAGTCGTGTTGACGGCTTAGAACGATATTGTTCTTAAATCTAAACTAATTGCTGCCGTAGAAATTGCAGCCAAGTTGTTAGGATAATAAATAAAGTACTATGGATGAATTAAGAAAAGCCCTCAAGATAGCATTTGCAAGCGAATATGCGTTTTTTATTAAAGCGCAAAACTTCCATTGGAACGTAGAAGGAATGTTCTTTGAACAGTTCCACGCATTGTTTGGCGGAATCTACGAAGAAGTATATGGCAGTATTGACGACTTTGCAGAAAACATTCGCAAAGCAGGCGGGTATGCTCCTGCTAGTTTCCAACGTTTCAGTATGCTAAGTCAAATTGAAGATGAAACTAATGTACCAGATGCAACTGCTATGTGTGCTGAATTATTACAAGACAGTGAAAAAATGGCTAACATTTTTAAAATGGTATTTCAACTTTCTGAAAGAGAAGGTGAACACGGTCTAAGTGATTTTCTAGCAGGCCGACAAGACGCACATAGGAAACACCAATGGATGCTCAGAGCAACTCTAAAGTAAATCCCAACCAGTACCCAGTATATCCAGAGGACGACGGTTATGACACTCCAAAAAATCCTTACAGCCCTGTGTAACAAATTTATCACAGGCCTTGCTATATATGGGATCAGTATGAGTCTGGCTTATGCCGGTTACATAGGACAAGACTATGATCCACAGTATGATTGGTGTGATCCTAGATTCTGTTGTCCCCCTGAGAGTACTAAATGAAAATTAAAGAAATTATTACCGAAGACTGGAATAAAGTCAACAAGAAAGACAAGACAGATGGCTTGAGCCAAAAAGCCGTCAAAGCATATCGTCGTGAGAATCCAGGTAGCAAATTACAAACAGCAGTTACTACTAAGCCTAGCAAACTAAAGCCAGGTAGTAAAGATGCTAAACGCCGTAAGAGTTTCTGTGCTCGAATGTCTGGTAATAAAGGTCCAATGAAGAAGCCTAATGGCAAGCCTACTCCTAAAGCACTAGCACTCCGCCGTTGGAACTGTGAAAGTGTAGAAGAAATGGTGGACTTGATCATTGAGAACATGGATCACAGCAAAGACAATCAAGCAGTTCCAGAACTCAAGGCCGCGTTGTTGGCTAAGAAAGCAATTCTACAAAAAGCCACCGACGATCAAGTATATGACATTATTGATAAGATAATGACACGCATTGCTAAGTCACACGGTATAAGTGGGCAGAAGTTACATGACATGTGGGTTAAGGAATATGATCAAATTCCCGACACTTGGATTATGAAATGAGAGCATCAGAATTTATAACTGAAAAGAAAAAGCGTAAAAAGAAACTTCGCTGGGCGGCTTATGGCCCAGGGCCATTTGGTGGCTACGGATATGCTACAGGATATAGCGGTGACGGTGGTGGCAGTGTCGGCGAACGCATCAAAGAAGCAGAAGCCAGCGATGATGAATTAGAGAAACGTTGGGGCAAGTTTGATCCTGAAGACAAGCCAATGTTACCAACTACACAAGTTGGGGGCGCTCCTGCTCCTACACTGTGGACTGCATATGATGCCATTCAAAACATACTAGGACGTAATCGTGTAACAGACGACGAAGATTCCTTAGAGCCTGGTATGTATTATGTGTATCAAAGCAATGAATCTCCGATGTTTAGAGATACAGAAGATGCAGGCACCGGTGGCAGTATCAATATTCCAAACTTAGATAGCAAAGCCGCTAAAGATGTTGCTGTGGCAGTACATGAAGCATGCCATGCGTATGTACACGACAGAACCAAAGGCAGTGGGCGTGTACATGCCAACGAAAAGATTATTAATAACTTGGCTGAAAAATGGTTGCGTAAACATTTAACTGGGCCAGCATTACATGTTGCATTGGAAACAATATTAGGCAGTAGGATTAGTTATGGCTCTAATCATATGCCAAATAGTTTACCAAGTGACATTCGATAAGAACACACCTTAGGACCCGTTATTCGTAACGGAAGTGTGCGCCGGCTGCTGGCGCGAGACGGCCCGATTCGCTACCGGGAATCTCGAAAGTGAGCACTTTTTTTTGGCTAAAATTTAGTTGACCTTGCTCAACTAATACTATATAATAAACACTTAAAGGAGAACTATTCATGAGCAGTCGCACTTACGGGCCTGAAGAAAAAGCAAAACTAGAACGTCTTGTTAACGAAGGCGTGCAAATTAGATACGAAATTGAGAGTCTATCGGAAGGTTTGAAAGAAACTGTTAAAGCAGTTGCAGAAGAACTAGACATCAAGCCGGCACTTATTAATAAAGCAATTAGCATTGCACATAAGGGCAATTGGAATGATGTATTCAGCGACTTTGACGATTTGGAAACTCTTATCGTTACTGTTGGCAAGGACAAATAAATTTGAACTGGTTCACCAATACATATAATTGGGCAAAGCAGGACTATAAAGAATATCCATTAAGGTTTGTTCTTGAAATTACTGCTTGGTTCATGAGCATTATCTGTGCTGTATGGATGGGTATAACTTTACCCAATCCGCCATTTCTAATTCTTTATCCATTGTTTATTACACAATGCGCTATTTTTGCATGGGCCGCTTGGACACGCAAAAGTACAGGTATGGTTGCTAACTATCTACTGTTAGTCACTATCGACATTGTTGCAATACTTAGACTTATAAATAATACATAATAGAAGGGTTTAGTCAGCCATAAATGACTACGTTGGTATATGTGAGCCACAAATCACATAAGGAGAAAAATGAGTTACGTAGATGCTCTCTTTGACAGAGAAAATGATACCATCAAGGTCGTTGAGCGAAACGACCAAGGGCTACGGGTTTATAAAGAACACCCTGTACGCTATCAATTTTACTACCCAGATCCAAAAGGCAAGTACACCAGTATATACGGTGATCCTCTTAATCGCGTGGTATGTAAAAGTACAAAAGACTTTCGTAAGGAACAGGCCATTAACAATGGCAAGACTCTATATGAAAGCGACATCAATCCAATCTTCCAACATCTAAGTGAAAACTATCTTAATCAAGATGCGCCAAAACTAAACGTTTGCTTCTTCGACATTGAGGTGGACTTTGATCCAGAACGTGGCTACAGCACTCCAGAAGATGCTTTTATGCCAATCACTGCGATTACTGTACACCTCAAATGGTTAGACAAACTGATTACATTGGCTATGCCTCCTAAGACATTGACCATGGACGAAGCAAAGGAATTAGTTGCTGATATTCCTGATACACATTTGTTTGACAACGAAGGCGATATGTTGGAAACATTTTTGGATCTAATCCAAGATGCTGACATTATCTCTGGTTGGAACAGCGAAGGTTATGACGTTCCATATACTGTTAACCGTGTAACTAAAGTATTGAGCAAAGACGACACACGCAGATTCTGTTTGTGGAATCAGTTTCCTAAACGGCGTGAATACGAAAAGTATGGCAAGTCTGCTGTTACATATGACTTCCACGGCCGTGTACACTTGGACAGTCTTGAACTGTATCGCAAATACACTTACGAAGAACGCCATACATACCGACTAGATGCTATTGGTGAAATGGAAGTAGGTGAGAACAAAACTGTTTACGAAGGCACACTTGACCAATTGTACAACAATGACTTCCACAAGTTTATTGTTTACAACAGACAAGATACTGCGTTGCTGAACAAACTAGATAATAAGTTAAAGTTTATCGACCTTGCAAACACACTAGCACACGAATGTACTGTATTGCTACAGACTACAATGGGTGCTGTGGCCGTTACTGAACAGGCTATTATTAACGAAGCACACAAGCGTGGCTTCCAAGTTCCTAACAGAGCCAAGCGAGACGAAGATGCAGACAATAGTGCCGCTGGTGCTTACGTTGCATATCCTAAAGAAGGACTTCAAGACTGGATTGGATCGCTAGACATTAACTCACTATATCCGTCTGCGATTCGTGCATTGAACATGGGTCCAGAAACTATTATTGGTCAGTTACGTCAAACTTACACTGAAGCATTCATTCACGAACAAACTACTCTTAAGAAGAAGTCGTTTGCCGCATCGTGGGAAGGCATGTTTGGTACTATTGAATACGAAGCAGTAATGGCTAAACGTATTGATACTGAAATTACTATTGACTGGGAAGATGGTAACAGTACAGTACACAGTGCCGCAGAAGTGTATCAGTTAATCTTTGACAGTAATCAACCCTGGATGATTAGTGCTAACGGAACTATCTTTACATATGAACGTGAAGGTATTATCCCTGGACTATTAAAGCGTTGGTATGCTGAACGTAAAGAGATGCAGGCCACACTAAAAGAATGTATTAAGTCTGGCGACAAAGTACAAGAAGAATACTGGGACAAACGGCAACTGGTTAAGAAGATTAACCTAAATAGTTTGTATGGTGCTATTCTTAATGCTGGTTGCAGATTCTTTGATAAACGAATTGGACAATCAACTACGCTTACCGGCCGCCAAATTGTTAAACACATGGCTAGTAAAGTTAACGAGATTATCACCGGTGAATACGATTACCGTGGTAAAGCAGTTATCTATGGTGACACAGATTCTTGTTATTTTACAGCGTATAACACGCTGAAGAAGGACATTGATGCAGGGCATATTCCTTGGAATAAGGAAAATGTAATTACACTTTATGATCAAATCGGAGAAGAAGTCAATGGCACATTTGTTAAATTCATGGAACAGCAATTCCACTGCCCACCAAGCAGAGGCGAAGTCATCAAAGCAGGTCGCGAAATTGTTGCTTCCAAAGGGCTGTTCATCACCAAGAAGCGTTACGCTGTCCTCTACTACGACAAAGAAGGCAAACGTAGCGATACTGATGGTAAGCCAGGAAAAATTAAAGCAATGGGCCTCGACCTAAAAAGGTCAGACACTCCAGCATTTATTCAAGACTTCTTAAGTGATGTTCTTGAAAAAGTACTAACAGGTGCAACTGAAGAAGACGTATTGGATCATATTACTAAGTTCCGTACTGAATTTAAAGCAAGACCCGGTTGGGAGAAAGGTAGTCCGAAACGTGCTAACAACATTACGGAATACCAAGACAAGGAAAAGAAAGCAGGTAAGGCTAATATGCCTGGACATGTTCGTGCAAGCATTAACTGGAATACGTTAAAGCGAATGAACGGTGACAAGTATTCAATGGGTGTTACAGACGGGCAGAAGGTGATCGTTTGTAAACTAAAGCCAAACCCAATTGGTTTTACATCTGTTGCTTATCCTGTTGACGAATTGCGTTTGCCTAAATGGTTCATGGAACTTCCGTTTGATGACGCCGAAATGGAGCAAACCATTATTGATAATAAGTTATCAAACTTAATTGGTGTTCTTAATTGGGACATTGCAAGTACAGAAGAGAAAAATACATTCAATAAATTGTTTGACTTTTCTTAAAAAAACCTATATACTATATCTAATCCAAGGAGAAATACATGAAAGATATTCTACAAGACATCGTAGCACACACACATAGCCTGGGCTTTTTGCCTTTGGTTAAGATCACTGGCGACAAGAATGCCACTACAATCGAATCAATGGCTGAAGATCGCTCAGTTGTTGTAACTGCTACTGCACATAAAGCAGTTCCGCAGTTTGATGGCACATTTGGTATGCCTAACTTAGACAAGTTGAATCTTCACTTGAAGAATCCGGAGTATAAAGAAAATGCTCAAATTGAAGTAACTAAGGCTGAACGCAATGGCGTTACTGTTCCAACAGGTTTGCACTTTGAGAACCAAGCAGGTGACTTCCAGAACGATTACCGTTTCATGAACCAAGACATTATCAACGAAAAGTTGAAGAGCGTTAAGTTCAAAGGTAGTTCATGGGAAGTAGAATTTCAACCAACTGTGTCTAGCATCGGTCGTTTGAAGTTGCAAGCAGAAGCACACAGTGAAGAAAGTGTATTCCAAGTACGTACAGAAGACGGCAACTTAGTCGTGTTCTTTGGTGATGCCGCAAGTCATGCTGGTTCATTTGTATTCCAAGCAGATGTTAAGGGTAAGTTAAAGCACACATGGTCTTGGCCTGTTACACAAGTTCGTAGTATCTTGAACTTAGGTGGTACAGTTACTATGAAGATTGCAGACGCAGGTGCTATGCAAATTACAGTTGACTCAGGTATTGCTGAATACAACTACATTCTCCCAGCGCAGAGCAAATAATGAGTGAAACTCATGTACGCACAATAGCAAGAACCGTAACTTATAGGGTTGCGGCCTTGCTCATTACTGCGCTATGGACTGGTCTTAATGACGCAGTTATGATCCATATAGTTCTAGCATTATTACATTATGTAATGGAACGTATGTGGCTTAAAATAAAATGGGGTCGAATTGAATAAAAATCTAACAGCAACACAAAACGACTACGCATACTTCTTACCTGCGACTAGCGGATTCTATAGTACCTTTATCGGTAAACAACGCTATGGAAACTATGTCGATCCAGCAAGAGTACCTGCTAGTTTTAAATCTGGCGTCGAAAGCCTCAACTACCTGGAACCAGAAAAAGGACAATTTTATTACGATCATTGTTTGTATTCGGCAGGTCATGCTAACTTAGATCTTAACAAGACTGATGAAAGCGAAGACATGTTCCGTAAGCGTGATCGTACTACTAGTTGGGTGCTAGGTGACTCGGGCGGATTCCAGATTGGTAAAGGTGTTTGGCCTGCTGACTGGAAAGATCCTAACTGTCCTAAAGCACAAAAGAAACGTGAACAAGTACTGACTTGGATGGACACGTTAATGGACTACGGCATGGTGTTGGATATTCCTGCGTGGGTTGCTCGTAGTCCACAAGGTCGTGCGGCAACTGGTATTAACACTTACGCAGAGGCAGTTCAAGGTACTTACATTAACAACGACTGGTTTATTAACAATCGTAATGGTAATTGTAAGTTCTTAAACGTGCTACAAGGTGAGAATCATACCGACGCTGAAGATTGGTATCAACGTATGAAGAAATATTGCGATGTTAAGCAATATGGTGATCGTGCGTTCAATGGGTGGTCAATGGGTGGTCAGAATATGTGTGACATCCATCTTGTACTAAAAAGATTAGTAGCATTACGATTTGACGGGCTCCTTGAAAAGGGTCAACACGATTGGATGCACTTTTTGGGCACCAGTAAACTTGAGTGGGCTGTATTACTTACTGACATTCAACGTGCTGTACGTAAGCACCATAATGAAAACTTTACAATTAGTTTTGACTGTGCTAGTCCGTTCTTAGCAACTGCTAATGGACAGATTTATATTAACACAGAAACTGAAGATAGAACTAAATGGGTTTATCGTATGCAGGCTTCGGCAGACGATAAGAAGTACGCAACGGATACTAGACTCTTTAAAGATGCTGTAATACAAGATGGTATTTTTAATAAATTTGAAACAAGTCCAATTATTGATCAAGTGCAAATGAAAGATATTTGCATCTATAAGCCGGGCGACCTAAATAAGATAGGTAAAGAAGGTAAGACTAGTTGGGATAGTTTTAGTTATGCTATTATGATGGGTCATAATGTTTGGATGCACGTTAATGCTGTGCAAGAAGCCAATCGTCAATACGATTTGGGCAAATTTCCAAACATGCTAGTCCAAGAAAAGTTTGATAGACTATACTTTAAAGATATCGTTGAAGCAATCTTTTCCACATCAAATCGTGGCGAAGCAGATCAGTTAGTTGAAGACTACAGTCGATTTTGGATGAGTATTATTGGAACACGTGGTGCAACTGGTAAGAAAACAGTAAACGCATCTACGCACTTTGCCAATCTATTTGACGAAGTGGCTCCAGAAGTAGTACAATTAGAACATGCAGAAGAGTTTACTGAAGCAGAAACATCTAAGTTAGATCAACTAGAGAACGAAGTTAAAAAATGAAACGTAGTTACGATACTGGTATTGCCGAACAAGTAATTTTCTTTAAAGGTAAAGAAATTGAGCACACCCCTACATACGGTATGGACACCTTGTTTGTCACTGGCATTCAACCAGTTGATGTAATTGAATCGCACCTAGGAGGTATTAAACATATTTTCTTTGGTGCAAATCATAGTTTTAATCCCACAGGTTACGATGAACATAAAGCATGGGAAGAAATGATTACTCACTTCCTTGAAAAATGTTTTTGGTGTACCTTAGATATTCCTATGAATCAAGTTGAAGAGTTTAACGAAGGCGGCCTAAACGACTTTGATATGTTTATTCCGCAAATTAGAGTTCCAATTCCTTATATTAAATTATGGAATTATAATACAATGCTTAAAATTGACGATAAAGATTTTAATGCTACCAATCCCGGCGTATGGACACACAGTTTACACGACCTCAAAGACCGTTCCAAGTTTACATCTTGGGACATGTATAACAACGATACTATTATCAAATGATTATCAAACAAGACATCCGTCCTAACAAAATGATTTGGGTTACCTTCCGCAAAGAAGGTATGCACAAATATCCAGCCGCACTTACAGATCCTGCACTTGCTACAGGTGATGAATATGATGTAAGTTTTCTGGGCTATCCGCATCGTCACATCTTCCACTTTAAAGTGTGGATTAGTGTTACACACGATGACCGTGATATTGAGTTTATTCAGTTTAAACGCTGGTTGGAAAACCTTTATAAAGAAGGTACACTACAACTAGACTACAAGAG